ACTTTGTAAAGCATACACGAGGGTATTTACTCCATAATACAAAGCCAGTAGAATCAATGACAGAGGAACAGGCAATAGAATACTTGATTATGAAAGACATACCTGAGAGAGTGTGGAAAGATTATGAGCAAGCAAATAGAAAGCGTTTGCTTATAGTAAAGAAGGAGCAGTTACCGTCACATCGAACATGGCGTAACGCTTGGAAAATAGATCAACAAGTGGCATAGGAGATACGATGACCAAAACATTTATAACAGATAAGGATGGGGCAACCATAGATGCGTCTACTGCAACTGTGCCATCTGACAGACATTTTAGAAACGCATGGAAGCTCAGTGGTTCTGTGATATCCGAAGACATGACGGAGGCTAAGAAGATATTCAAAGACAAGATCAGAGAAGTCAGAAAGCCTTTGTTAGAAGCTGAAGATGTAGTCTACATGAAAGCATTGGAAGCTGATGACGCATCGGCTAAAACAGCATCAGTAAAAAAGAAGAAAGCATTGAGAGATGCCCCTGCTGCAAAGGCTATAGATGATGCAGACACAATCGCTAAACTAAAAGCTGCTTGGGATACAAGTACATTGGGTGACAGCCCTTACGCATGAGGTAAATAAATGGCATTAACCAGAGTTAGAACAGGTGGTATTACTGACGCAAATATAACAACTGCGAAAATAACAGATGTTAATGTCACACAACCAAAGATTGCAAAGTCTATGCAAGGTTGGGAACTTATTGAAAACAAAGTTTCTGCGACTGATGGTGACATCAATCAGTCAACTGGTAACATAGAATTTAGAAATTGTTTTTCAGCAGATTATCTTTATTACAAGTTAGTTATTGGGTTTTTTACTGCAACTGGTTCCCATAATAATACGATTAATTTTCAATGGTTGTATTCTACAAATACTTACACAACTGCTACAAACTATTATTGGGTAGTGGATAGATTACGTTCTGACTCAACAAGCTTAGATAGAACTACAGCAAGTGGTGATTCTTCAATTAGACTATGGAGTCAGATATATTCTAATCTTGTGGGTGGTATACATGGAGAAATAAATTTTTGGAATCATACTGCACCAGTATTGGGAGGAACAAGCACAGATAGAGGTTCTGTTTACAGACCTTGGATTCAATCAGATTTAGTAGGATATGAAGCCTCTGATGATTGTTTTACAAGAACATTTTCTGCTGGAAGGTATGACTCCTCTCAGGCAGATGATTTTTTTACAGGGTTTGTAATTAGCACTGCGTCTGGTAATGCAGCCACAAAAACACACATGAGTTTATTTGGTTTTAGAAACCCAGTGTAAGGAAATAAAAATGATAAATGACACAACTAAATTAGAAAATGCCAAATATTACACAGAACCTAACACAAAAATTAAATATATTGTCGTAGATGTAGATGGTGAAACTCGTCATGTTAATAGCTCTGATGCAATACAAGGTGATGAATTACTAGATGAAATCAACAAGAGAGTAAAAGCAAAGTCATTAACAATTCAAGATGAGTAACTTTAAGGAAGAATAATGCCATATATAGGAAAAGCACCAAACCAAGGCGTAAGAACACGGTTTATATACCAAGCCACAGCAGGTCAGACTTCTTTTAGTGGTTCGGATGCTAATTCCAATACACTCACATATGCAGATGGTGAGTATGTCGATGTCTATCAGAATGGAATATTACTAAAACCTGCCACAGACTACACATCCACAACAGGCACAACAGTGGTTTTAGTTACAGGTGCATCCGTCAACGATGTTGTCGAGATAGTGGTATATGATGCGTTTAGTATAGCTAACAGCTACACCAAGTCAGAATCAGACACACGCTATCCCTTCTTAGGTAATGACAGTATTATACGAACCAATGGGCAGACTATCAGTGCTGACATAACAATCAGTAGTACAACCAATGCCCTATCAGCAGGACCTATTACAGTCGGTGCATCAGCAACGCTAACAGTTAATGGATTTTATACAATATTATGAC